ATTGTTGCCAACCGTGAAGCTGTGGCTTATAGCCTGCTCACCATGGCAAACACCAAGATCACTGACATCATGGAATGGGATGACTCTGGTAATGTGAGAGTCAAAGCCAGTTCTAAGATTCCTGAACACGCACTGCAATCTATAAAGAAGATTAGCCAGCGTGTAGATAAAGAAGGCAATGCCACCATAGACATTGAACTGTTTGACAAGGTTCAAGTCCTGCGTATTCTGGCTAAAGCATCTGGTTTACTCGACACTCCTGATGATGGACAAAAGCCGTCTGTTATTGGTGTGACCATCCAATCACCTGACGTACAAGATGTCTGATCAAATCGCTGGTATCAATATTGACTTGCGGTCTTCACCGACTGCATTTAAGTTCTTGCAAGACAAATCTTTTGTCACTGGACTTATGGGGCCAGTCGGATCTGGTAAGTCCTATGTCTGTGCCGCCAAGATAATGATTCGTGCAGTGCAACAAAAGCCATCCCTTGTGGACGGCATCAGGTACAGCCGCTTTGTCATTGTGCGTAACAGTTATCCTGAACTCAAGACCACAACGCTCAAGACTTGGGCAGATCTTTTTCCTGAGAATGTATATGGCCCAATTCTGCACACGCCACCAATTACGCATCACATTAAGTTACCACCAAGAGGTGATGCAGCAGGGATTGATTGTGAAGTTATATTTTTGGCTCTTGACCAGCCTAAAGATGTCCGTAAATTGCTTTCGCTTGAACTTACAGGTGCTTGGGTTAACGAAGCCAAAGAATTACCAAAAGCAGTCATTGACGGCCTTACCCATCGAGTTGGACGTTATCCTACAAAAAGAGATGGTGGAGCCACATGGCATGGAATATGGATGGACACTAACCCAATGGATGATGACCATTGGTGGCACAAGCTTGCAGAGAAAGAACCTATCACAGGAAAGTACGCATGGAAGTTCTTCAAACAGCCAGGCGGGGTAATCGAAGTCCCATCTGATGATCTGCCCGAAAACCCTGAAGCCAATGACCATATCTTTGCGTCTGCCAAGTGGTGGAGGATCAACCCCAAGGCTGAGAACATTAAGAATCTACCGCCTGGCTACTACCTACAACAGCTTGCAGGGAAAACCCTAGACTGGATTCGATGCTACGCCGAGGGTAAATATACCTTTGTGCAAGATGGCAAGTCTGTTTGGCATGAGTATGACGACAACATCATGGCTGCTGACTTAGAGCCTGATCCCAATTACCCAATTCAAGTCGGACTTGACTTTGGTTTGACCCCTGCCGCTGTCTTTGGACAGCGTATGAACAATGGACAGTGGCGTGTTTTGCACGAGATCGTTACCTTTGACATGGGGTTGGAGCGTTTTGGTCAGACTCTGATGGCTGAGTTGCAGACCAAGTTCCCTAAATATGAGGTAAAGATATGGGGTGACCCTGCTGGTATGCAAAGAGATGCCATCTACGAGACAACAGCATTTGAATATCTGCGCTCACTTGGACTTAGAGCAGAGCCAACAGCAACCAACGACTTTAAAGCTCGCAGAGAAGCCGCAGCCGCTCCCATGAATCGCATGGTTTCAGGCAAGCCTGGCCTGTTGGTCAACAAATCCTGCAAGTTATTGCGTAAATCCTTGTCTGGTGGCTACCACTTCAAGCGAATTGCAGTCGGTGCTGGGCATGAAAGGTTCCGAGATAGCCCAAATAAGAATGAGCATAGCCACGTTGGTGACGCTTTTGGCTACTTGATGACTGGTGGCGGTGAATATCGCCAGCTAACCAGAGGATCTCAGCTATCCAATGGCAAGATCTACATAGCATCCTCAGTTACAGCCGCAGATTTCGATGTATTCGCTTGATATCTTTGAACTTTTACCAAAAAACTCTCCGCTAGTTTGGGTTCCATTCAATGCAGGCCATGTAGAAACCCTAAAAATTGACCCATCTATAAGGGAAACCCTGCCTAAAAGCAGTTCATTGGCTAAACTTATTGAAGCTCAAGCTAATCAAGGCCATGCTATCACTGCGATATTACAAAGCAAGCCTGTTGCTGTTTTTGGCGCTGTAGATGTCTGGGATGGGGTTGCAGAGATGTGGCTTAACTGCGAGGAAAGGCTTAGAAAATATGGGAAAACCATGACTCGTGCCGCCCAGATCTATGCTGATTACATTGTGATATCAAGAAATTTGCATCGTTTGCAGATCACAGTAAGATGCGCTGACTTAAGAGCCGTGCGCTGGGGTCTTGCCCTTGGTTTTGAAATTGAGGGTGTAATGAAAAAATATGGCGCTGATGGATCAGATTTTTTTATGATGTCAAGGAGTTAAATATGAGCGGTGTTGTTGCTAAAACAAACAAACAGTCAAGCTTTGATCCAGAAGGTAAAGACTATGACTATGCAACAGCCCGTGCGGTTGGAATGGGGCCAGATGGAACTGGTGAAGATGCTGGTCATTGGGGTTCTGTAGCTCCAGCAAGCATGAAAGAAAAAAAAGAATTTGATTTACCAAAAGAGTCTTACAAAATATTAAAAGGGCGCAACCATGAAACTTGGCAAAAAGCAATTGATGCAGAGCAAGAGCGTGGATTTGAAATTAAAAAATATGGCAATAGATATTTTTCTATTCCAAAAAAATAATTTTTTTAAAAGGAATTAAATATGAGCAATGTAATAAAGAAAATTGAAACTTTGATTACAGGTGATTCGGATGCACAAGATGCTGCAAGAAGAGGGCAAGAAAAACAGATTGCTGTTCAACAACAAACAATAGCAAAACAAGAAGCAGATGTAAATAAGCAACAAACTGAGTTGGCTTTAAAATCGCAAGCCGCTATGAGGGCTAGGCGTGGTGGTGGTTTACGATCTTTGCTGTCTGGGTCTGAACTTGGCTTGTCAGGACAAGATGCAACCACAAACAAACTTGGCGGGGGAATGTAATGCCTACAGATATGAAGTCAAAGATGCAATCCAAAGTGGCTAAGACAATGCGTGGCTATAAAGAGAAGACCACAGAAAAAAGCGTGGCTTCTAAGCCTTTGCCAATGCGTGGTCAACGCACAGCAACAAACACCATGAAGAAGAAGTAAATGCCAATCATTGTTTAGCAAGAGGAGAAATATGGCAATGAGTATGAATAAAAAAATATGGAACAAAGCTAGACCAAAAAACTTAGGTGAATCAAAGCCACTCTCATCTTCTGAAAAAGCATCAGCAAAAGCAAGCGCCAAAAAAGCTGGTCGCCCATACCCAAACCTCATTGACAACATGGCGGCAGCAAGAAAGAAAAATTGATATGGCAAAAATGACCACAGAGCAAGTCCTTGAAAGACAAAAAATTGCTCAGAACAAAAAGGACGACTTCAAGTCTTTGTATGAAGACGCAATGGAGTTTGCTTTGCCTCAACGTAATCTATATGGTGGTGAATATGAAGGTCGTGTAGGTGGTAAAAAGAAGATGACTCGTGTCTTTGACTCGACTGCCATTAACTCTACCCAACGATTTGCCAACCGCTTGCAGTCTGGCATTTTCCCGCCCCAGCGCAAATGGTGTCGTTTGGAGCCAGGCACTGACATACCAGTTAATCGCAGATCAGAAGCCCAGCGAGTGCTGGATCTGTACAACGAAAAGCTGTTTGCCGTCCTGAAGCAGTCCAACTTTGACATTGCCATGGGTGAGTTCTTGCTGGACTTGTCTGTTGGTACGGCTGTCATGCTGGTTCAGCCTGGCGATGCCACATCTCCCATCAACTTTATTCCTGTGCCACAGTACTTGGTCAGCTTTGAAGAAGGTGCAAATGGTCAGGTTGACAATGTCTACCGCAATATGCGTATCAAGGGTGAATCCATTCAATTGCAATGGAAAGATGCCAAGATCCCAGTTGATTTGCAAAGGCGGATTAGCGACAAGCCAACAGAAGAGATTGACCTTGTTGAAGCCACCATCTTTAACATTGACCGTGGTGACTTTAGCTACTATGTAATTGACAAGAAGAGCAAACAAGAACTTGTGTACCGCAAACTCAAGTCAAGCCCATGGGTTGTTAGTCGTTACATGAAGGTGGCTGGTGAGATCTATGGTCGTGGGCCTGTGCTTACTGCTTTGCCAGACATCAAGACGCTGAACAAGACAAAAGAGCTTTTGCTCAAGAATGCTTCATTGGCTATCACTGGCGTATATACAGCGGCAGATGATGGGGTGCTGAATCCAGCCAATGTGAAGATCGTGCCTGGCGCCATTATCCCAGTTGCTCGTAATGGTGGGCCACAAGGTGAGGCTCTTAAGCCTTTGCCTCGTGCTGGTGACTTCAATGTCAGCCAGATTGTGATCAATGACTTGGTTGCATCTATCAAGCGAACTTTGCTGGACGAATCTTTGCCGCCTGACAACATGAGTGCTAGATCAGCCACAGAAGTTGTCGAGCGCATGAAGGAGCTTGCTCAGAACTTGGGTTCAGCCTTTGGTCGATTGGTCAATGAAACCATGATCCCATTGGTAACCAAGATCTTAGAGGTCATGGACAGGGACGGCATTATAGATCTTCCCTTGAAGGTCAATGGATTGGAAGTCAAGGTTAGCCCAGTCAGCCCATTGGCAATGGCACAGAACTTGGATGAGATCAATAACATTATCCAGTTCATGCAGATTGCTCAAGGACTTGGCCCAGAAGGTCAAATGGCAATTAAAGCAGGTGCGGCAATTGACTACATTGCTGACAAGCTAGGTGTACCAGCAGCGGTTAGAGCAAATGCAGAAGAACGCAATGCCATGATGGAACAAATGCAACAGGTAGCACAACAACAACAGAACTCACAAAGTGATCAACAGCTTTTGGGTATGTTGCAACAAGATCAAATAGCAGGAGCAATCAATGCGTGATGAAGTTGCAAGAGCCGCTGCTATACGTGCGCTTGAAATAGCTAAGTCGGCTCAAGCGCAAAAAGGTGAGCGTGGTGAAAAGGGTGAGTCTGGTGAAATTAAAATTGTCAATCAACCAGTGCCTGGCCCTCAAGGTGAGCGTGGCATACAAGGATTGCAAGGTATTCAAGGAATTAAAGGTGATGTAGGAAATGTTGGTGTTCAAGGCCCACAGGGTTTAAAAGGAGAGCAAGGCCCACAAGGCCCACAAGGTTTAAAAGGCAATAAGGGAGACAAAGGCGATATTGGTAACAATGGCATTATGGGTGAGCGTGGATTTATTGGCCCACCTGGCCCACGTGGAGATATTGGCCCAATGCCAAAGCATGAGCGAAAAGGCTTGATGCTTAGATTTGAAGAATCTCCTGAAGTGTGGGGTAAGTGGATTACTCTTCCTACTAGCGGTGGTGGCGGTGGAAGAGATGACAAACTCTTTGATCGACAAGCTCAACTTATGGAAGTTGGTGATATTGTTAGATTAAAAGAAAGTAATGCCAATAAAGTTATTGGCTCAGATGGAACAAATTTAGTATGGGCAACAGCAAGTGGTGGTGTTACCTCTGTTGCATCTGCTGATGGAAGTATTCTTGTTACTACAGTTGGGTCTGCTGTTGATCTTGCTGTATCGCAAACCTCTCCAGCTTCTGTGCTTGTTGAGCAGGTACGAAACTCTACTGGTGCAACCCTTACCAAAGGTACAGCGGTTTATATCTCAGGCGCTACAGGACAACTTCCAACTGTTTCTAAGGCTTTGGCTACTGGTGACGCTACATCAGCGCAGACTTTGGGATTGATAACCAGTGACTTGGCAAACAACTCAAATGGTTATGTAACTATTATTGGTTTGGTTACCAATATTGATACATCAGCATATACCGATGGGGCGCAACTTTATCTAAGCCCAACCACAGCAGGAACTTTGACAACAACTAAGCCTTATGCTCCACAGCATCTTGTTTATATGGCTGTTGTTGCCCATGCTCACCCAACTCAGGGTAAGTTAATTGTTAAGGTACAAAACGGCTATGAAATGGATGAGCTGCACAATGTGTCTGCTCAGTCTCCAACCACAGGACAAACTCTTGTTTATAACTCTAGTACATCTTTGTGGGAAAAGAACACAGTTTCTTTAACTGCTGGTGTTAATGGAACGCTACCAATAGCAAATGGTGGAACAAATGCTACAACTGCGGCAGGCGCTTTAACAAGTCTAGGCGCATACGCTTCAAGCAATCCAAGCGGATATACAAATAATACTGGCACAGTTACAAGTGTGGCGGCTACTGCTGGTACAGGAATTAGCATTACGGGAAGCCCGATCACTACATCGGGTACGCTAAATATCACCAATACTGCACCAGACCAAACAGTAGTTTTAACGGCAAGCACAGGAATTAGCACAAGCGGAACATACCCCAATTTCACTATTACTAATTCTTCTCCTGACCAAACAGTTGCTTTAACTGCGGGAACTGGAATTAGCACAAGTGGTACATATCCTAACTTTACAGTTACTAACTCTGCACCAGATCAGACAGTGGCATTGACGGGGGCTGGTACGACTAGTATTACTGGAACATATCCTAACTTTACGATTACTTCCAATGATTCTGCAACAGGAACAGTCACAAGTG